TGGGACGATGGGAACTGCTCGATGTTCTCAGGGTTATGGTACTCAGAAGAACGAGTCAGAGAGTTCGCTAGATCAGGGAGACAGAGTTTAATTAGAACGACTAAATAACTGTATGGACTTCTTGATGGATATATTATTATTACCTTACACATTGTTAGTGTGGGGATTGAAATACATTGTTGCAATTGGTTTGTGGTATTTGTTTTTCAATTGGTTGGTGCAAGCTTTAGAAACATTTGATTGGGAAGAATATCTTCCAAGACGCAAGAAGAAATATAAACACGATTATGGAGAAGACCCCGAGGATTACATTATATGAGTGATGAATTAATATTAATCCACATTGGATTTATCGTTGCATTGGTATACACCGTGTTTCGATCAGGAGAAAAATCAGGACGAGTACAGATGGTTGAGGATATGCTTGACCGTGGTCTTATAACCGAAACAGACTTGGTTAATAAATACAATATTAAAGACAAGCATACTTAAACACATTATTATATTATGAAAATTATTGGATACAACTCATCCCACGAAACATCCCTATGTCAGTTTGATTCTGATACATGGGACTTAGACTTTCTTTTCGAAGAAGAAAGGTTTAGACGAGTCAAGCAATGGACACCCGAACCACCACAGCATCAGTTGTTGTGTATCGATAGAGAAGTCATACAGACACCCGATCATTTTATTGGATGCTCTTTTGATCGAAGAGAGTTCGTTCATGACATGGGTGCTCTTGTATGGAACAGAGACTATTTAAAATACAATAAGAAACTCAATCGTCAACTGTTAGACTTCATTGCACAGGAACAAATGACTGAGGATAGACTCATTGAGTTTAATTCTACATTCCCGAATATCTTTACTGAGTTTAACTTAGATAAACTTAAGAAGTGTGATGGACAAGCGAGGGACGACTTCCTTCATTCTACTGTCGCTGAACAGCTGTTCCTCGAAGAGTTTGTTTACGAAATTCAACATCACCTTTACCATGCAGAGTGTGGTTATTGGTTCAGTCCTTGGAGAGAGAAAGAGTCTGCAATTGCTATCGTATGTGATGGTGGTGGTGCAAAGTTATATCATGAGAAAGGATTCCCGAACTATCAAGAAGTCGAAACCGTTTACCTATGTCAACCCGATACCGTACCTGAGAAACAATGGCAGAGAATGTCTAACTATCGTTACTTGGATATGTGGGCAGGTGATGTCTTCTATGAAGAGTCTAGAGAACGAGTACAGATGGCACCTGATCTTATTAAAGATATGAATGGAGTCGAAACAGTATTCAATAGTAAACCATCGATGGGACAAATCTTTAGTGCATTGAGTATGTTCTTTGGGTTTGATCGTCTTGGTCGTGCAGCGGGTAAAGTTATGGGTGCAGCTTCTTATCAACACTGGTACGAAGATGAGAGTTACTTTGACATGACCACATACAGTTTAGGTAATCAGTTACAACAGAAAGCTTTCGATCATACATGTAAGATCATACAAAGAGCAGTGGATAAGAATCCTGATGTCAAGAATATAATCTTGTCAGGTGGTTATGCATTGAACTGTACTAACAATGCAAAGTATCTCGATGCATTCCCTAATCATCAAATCTTTGTTGACCCAGTTGCACACGATGGTGGAACTGCAGTGGGTGGTGCAATCAGATTAGCTCGTGCATTAAAACATGGAGAAGAAGTATGATCGTTACCGAGATTCACAGAGAACAATCAGTTGTCGTAGATCATTTATTAAAGAGACAACAGATCGTTGCAATCTATCAGAACCATTCCGAGTGGGGCCCAAGAGCATTGGGTAATCGTTCAATACTTTTTGACCCTACCAATCCCGAAGCAAAAGACATAGTCAACGCAGTAAAGAAGAGAGAACACTATCGTCCCTTTGCATGTACCATCCTAGAAGAATATGCACATGAGTATGTGGACATGAAACAATTGAAGTCAAGTCCATACATGTCGTTTGCATTTCAGTGTACGGAGAAAGCACTAGATGAAATCCCTGCTCTTATACATTGTGATAACACTTGCAGAATACAAACAGTTAATGAAGAACAAAATAAAAACTACTACAATCTTATCAAAGCTATGTACGAAGAGAACGGTGTACCTATTGTTTTTAATACTAGCTTTAACCTACACGGTGAATCTATGGTAGAGACGATCTATGATGCAGTGCATACTTGTAATCATTCAGAGATCAATCATCTGTATGTACCCGAAGATCAGGATGTACATATCCCTACAGACTTTATTAAAGTTAAAGGTGACAAAGATTATAGCAACTTTGAGACCTCTCACAACAGGAACACTGTATAAATAATTGAGTGAACATAGATATTACAGACGAAGCAATAAACCAGTTAATCTTTAAAGGAGTCGACAATGTCAGACTAGGTGTGACTGGTGGTGGATGTGCTGGAATGGAATATGTGTTTAAAGAGGATACTCCACTATCAGACGATCTAGTAATAGACTACGGAAAGTTTTCATTTATAGTTGACCCAGTAAGTCAGCCATATCTCGAAGGTATGAGGTTAGACTTTGTTACAGAAGGTTTGAACCAGTTCTTTAAATTTATAAACCCACACGAAGTTAGTTCATGTGGATGTGGAGTGAGTGTACAGTTTGATATATGAAACAAACTAAATTAGATTATGAAAACATCATCAGCAAAAGCGAAAGGTCGTAAGCTACAACAGTGGTTTGCAAACTTACTCGTTGAGAAATTAAATCTTGACGAAGAAGACTTGGAGTCTAGACCAATGGGTTCCCAAGGTGAGGATATCATCTTAGGAAAACAATCTAGACAAATCTTCCCTTATAGTGTAGAATGTAAGAATCAAGAGAAAGTAAATGTATGGGAAGCATATGCACAGGCAGAACAGAACTGCAAAGGATACGAACCAGTGGTAGTCATCAAAAGGAATCGACAGAAACCATTAGTCCTAGTGGACGCAGAACATTTCGTTTCTTTAAGCAAAAAATGATAAATACATTCTATACAGCAATTATATGAGGAATTCAAACATGCGTTCGTTTTCAGAAGTTATCCGTGAGGAAACTGATAACAAGAAACCCTACCGCCTAGTGGTGATAGCAGAAAGACGCATGGTGAAAAAGTCTAAGAAGAACTCAGATAAACCAGTTGTAAAAAAACCAAGTTCAACATCAAGTAAACTCTACAGTCTTGCAAAGGAAGCGGGTTGTGATGTTTACAGTGTTAGAGTTAATGGTGCATACATCGAGAGAGCAGACGATGGTGTAATCACAATTCACAACTCAGATGATGAGAAAGGATTTCATTTAGATGGTGACACTATCATAATGATTCGTGGAGCTGTTACTTCAAAAGATTCTTATCTAGATTTAATCAGTCAAATAGAACGATACGGTTTCCCAGTGGTAAACTCTAGGGAGTGTATCGAAGTATGTGCAGATAAGTTTAGAACTTATCTAAGACTTCAAGAGATTGGTATGAACCAACCTCGAACAGTATTAATTCCAAACGAAGAACCCGAGACAGTCGACATGGCTGCAAAGAGATTAGACGATGAGTTCCCTATGGTGCTTAAAACTCTACAGGGTGCAAAGGGTGTTGGAGTTCTATTGGTGGAGACTGAGAGATCACTACAATCAACGGTGAGTCTTGTATACAAGATTGACCCAACTTGTGATATCCTATTACAAGAATACATCGACATGGAATATGATGTTCGTGTCATGATAAACAACAGAAGAGTTATCGGTGCAATGAAGAGGAAAAAAATCATTGATGACTTTCGATCAAATATATCTCAAGGTGCAGAAGCCGAAGAGATAGAACTTACAGAACTAGAGAAAGAAACATGTTTGATAGCTGCAAAAGCTGTCAACGGTCAGTGGGTAGGTGTTGACTTTATTCCAGCAGAGGATAGAGAAGAGGATGCACCTTACATTCTAGAGGTAAATCATTCGCCAGGAACTCAAGGTATCAGTGATGCATTGGGTGAAGAGGTATGTGAAACAATTATAGACGATTACTTTGACAGAGATATATGGAGAAAGAAGGCAACTGAATGTGGCGTTCTAGAGACCATAGAGGTCGATGGAGAGACGATGACAGCAAAGCTGGACACTGGGAACAGTGCAAAGGCTTGTGCCTTACACGCCGACTCCTACGAGGTCAAAGGAAAGGTTGTTCACTTTGAAAGGAATGGTAAAAAATATAAGAAACCTTTACTTAGAATGTTAACTTTAATTAAACCCGCAGAAGAAAGACCAGTAGTCAAGTGTGAATTAAACTTCTTAAATACTATATATGAACAAGAAGTTAGTTTAGATCAGAGAGGGAATATCCCGTTTCTGGCGAATAGAGATTTTATGAATAGAGCTAACCTGATGATAAACCCATCAAGGAAGTTCTTATTGACGAATAAACATGATGACACAGAAGACACCTAAAACCGTATCGATACAAGAGAGAATGCAGAACAAAGCATTTGTTGCTCTAGGTGAAGTAGAGCATCAGATAGATCGTCTTCTAGAAACAACCAAGTCAAACTTTTCTATGTACAAGTATGTTAAACAACTAGGTTACAGTGGTAAGGTTGTACATTACATGAAAGGATTTGCAGAAAATTATTTGTTTGAATTAAAGAATGAAGAGAAGTGTGATCAGCTAGATGAGGCATACAACTTTCTTAAACCCACTCAAAAGAAACGAGTCATCAAAAAACTAGAGACATGGGAAAGAGAAGTCGAACAGTATTGTGAAGAATACAAACCGATTCGTAAGGTTCGAATCAAAACACCAGCACAATTAGTTAAGAAGTTACCCTACCTGAATGTTTATGCTCAGGATGATTACAACTTCCAATCTATTAATCCCGAAGAGATCATTCGTGCAAGATTACTATACACATATAATACATCAAGTAAAAAACTAACAAGGTTCGAAGGACATTTACAAGTTAAAGGTTCTAGGATTACAGGATTTGATTCATGTAAAGAAAAGACCTTGACAGATTTGGATTTGCTTGATAGACTATATAAAGGTGGTAATATAATTGCTTCGAAGTTCTTAGATGAAATACCAAGATCAAAAGAGAAGGACGGAAACGATTTAATTACTAAGAATACATTATTAGTTAAAGTGGTTAAATGATATTAATAGATTTTAGTCAGGTCATAATTGCTGGTCTGATGGCACAATTAAAAGTGACCAATGGGGAATTGTCAGAAGATATGTTAAGACATATGATTCTGAATTCAATAAGAAACTATCAGAAGAGACATACCGAAGAGTATGGGGAGATCGTACTTTGTACAGATGCAGCCCATCCTTGGAGACGAGATTACTTCCCGTTATATAAAGCAAACAGGAAGAAGTCTAGAGATAAGGACGATAAAGATTGGGGATTGATCTTTGATACATTACATAAAGTAAAACAAGAGATCAAAGAAAACTTCCCGTATCGTTTCATGTATGTTGAGAATTGTGAAGCAGATGATATCATTGCAGTCATGGTACAACATGCTCACATCCTTGCACCGAATGAAAAGGTATTGATTGTGAGTGGAGATAAAGACTTCCAACAGCTACAGAGATACGATAACATATCTCAATACTCACCGAATGTAAATAAGTTTATAGAACCCGAAGGTGGTGCAGAGACATTCTTAAAAGAACATATCCTTAAGGGAGATAAGTCAGATGGTATACCAAACATTCTATCTAACGACAATTGTTTAGACGAAGGTATAAGACAGACACCATTAAGGAAACCAATACTAGAGAAGTACATGAGAATTACTATTTCTAGCGATGATAAATACTATAGGAACTATCTAAGAAATCAAACATTAATTGATTTTGATTTCATACCTCAAGAGGTAATTGATAGAATAATAAATGAGTATGAGAATACATCACCAGTAAGAGGTAAAGTATTTGACTACCTAAGAACTCATAGATTAAATGAGTTACTAAATCATGTAGAGGATTTTGCATTATGAGCGAAAAGAAAAAAGGAAGAGGTAGACCTAAAGGTTCACCCAATAAACCAGTAATGGAATTGATTACTGAGAGAGTCAATCTAACTAAGAACGCAGATGTGTTCGAAGTTCTTTGTCAAGCAGATATTGTTGCACAGGAAGATGCAGACAAAGCTGCACATGGCATTAGAGTGTTTAACCAAGGAAACGCTGCAGTACAGAAAGTATTACAGTGGAACTTTGATTCAACAATCAATAGTACATTACCTGATGGCCCGACACCATTCAATAAGAATGATGCACCAGCAAGTGATCTATCTGAAACACAATTGAGATTTGAACATAAGAAGTTCAGATACTTTGTGACAGAAGAAGTACCACAAACTCGTAGAGAGACAATGTGGATTGAGTTACTAGAAGGCATCCCTTCAAACGAAGCACAGATGATTGACCTTGTAAAAGATGGTAAATGGCCGTTCAAAAATGTCACACTTGACATAGTCAAAAAGGCATTTCCAGAGCTAACAATTAACTAAATATTAATGTCATCCGAGACTATACATACAAATGTACACAGTATATTAATGTCTAAGTGTGTAAAGAATATAATAGTCGTGTATGACTCCATGGAGTATAATTATGGAAGAAGATAATAAAGTGAACAATGTAGACACTACTACATTTGCTCAACCCGTACCTGAGAAAACAGAACTGGAGAAGTTGCAAGAGCGTATTGCAAATTTCAAAGTTCAGATAACCCCTACAGTTGCTCAACTGGCACAGGTGTTAATGAATCAGGCTCTACAGAATCCAACTAAACCCGAAGACCTTGATGGTTATATTCAGGTGAGAAATGAATTGATTGAAGGATTAACTTCTTATCAAGAACAACTAACCAGCGCACAGAGACGAATGGCTCAGTTGACTGAGGAACACAACATCCTCAAAGCACAGGAACTTGCAAGGAAAGAAGCAGACTTGATAGCTGCAAGAGACGGAGAGAGAAAAAGAAGGAAGGATGCCGAAGAGAAAGCTAGACAACTTGAAGCTGTACTTGCATCCCATGGAGTCCACATCGATCTAGATGGGGATGGTAAAGTTGGTCTTAATGTTGGTGAAGAGAAAGAGAACTTAACTGCAGAACAACAAGTAACACTTAAGAAGTTACTCGATGAATCTAAAGCTGCAGTGACTACAAGTCCAGCATTTGCAAAAGCAAGATCACTAAACCCAGTACCACAATCTGAATCACACGGTTCAATAACTCATGACCCTGAGTTACAAGCAAAGATCGATGCAACCAAAGAAGCATTCGAAAGTGCAGGGCCTGATGTACCTACAATAGAACTTCCCGTTCCTGATACAGCAAAAGGAACTACAGAGTTCGAACAAGAAGTCGAGGAAGTTGCAAAGACTTCACCTGATGATCTTGAAGAAGTAGGATTCGATGCAAACGGTAGTCCAACAATAGAGTCACCAATAAACAACAAACCAGTTATCTCAGATACCAACTCACCTTCAATCATTGAAGAAGAACTTGAGAAAGAAGCTGAAAAGAGAATGGACATCATCGGTCAGAATGGAAACGATGGTTTACATTACGATCAAGTAGATCAAACACCTAATGTTAGAATCGTTGCAGAGGAAGACATTGCAGAGTTCGAAGAGAAAGTAAATGGTGTGAGTGAAGATGATTTCTCAGTACCACCTCCAGCGGAAGAAGATGAAGTTGTAGAAGTTTCTATTCCTACAGAGTCAGAACTTAAAGGAATGACTAAGTCTAAAATCCAACAAGAAGCTAATTCATTAGGGTTTGCCAATGTCACAACTAAGTCGTCTAAGAGTAAAATGATCTCAGACTTCATTGAATCAACAGAACAGTTTATCGCTGATCTTCAAGACAGTGGTGAGTTCGTAAGTGCGAGGGATGAAGATGACGATGAGGCCACGGATAGTTCCGATGACCGAGACGGTGGATACTTCAAGTAAGTCCGTTATTCGAGAACACAATCAAGACACATTAAGAATCGATCTACCATGGGACATGGTAAACAAAGTAGGATTCCGTTGGTACGATGAACTACGAGTCATTCGAGACGAGTATAAACTTCTTTTATCAGTCCTACCTTTACACAAGCCAGAGTTATACGAACACATAACACCAGTTAGATTCGTTAAGAAAGGTGGATGGGAAAACTCTAAGAATATATTCAGAGAAGTTGACAATGCTTACACTCTAGTAGAAAAGGATTTTATCCCACAATTCTCAGAGGGTGATGAAGTAGAGTTTAACTACATTCAAGAAACGGAGTCAGAGGAAAGACATGTCGAAGTCAAACATCCCAATTGTAGCAGTTGACCAATACGACTTCCTAGATCACCGTAGGCAACAAGAGAAGAAGCATTGGAATAAGAAAGGTAATGATTTAAATGAACTTGATTCAATCCTCACCGTTGAAATTAATACTACTGAGTTGTGTAATCGTACATGCGTCTTTTGTCCGAGGCATGACCCAAGAGTATTTCCCAATAGGCAATTGCACCTTACAATTAAAGGTGCATCGACCATCGCAGAAGAACTAGCTGACAATCAATATCAGGGAAAGATTTCTTTCTCAGGTTTCGGAGAGAACTTACTCAACCCAAACTTTGTAGACATCGTAAGGGAATTCAGATTCTATCTACCACAAGCAACAATAGAATGTAACACTAACGGTGATAAGTTAGATGCAGTCTATGTAACTAATTTATTCAAAGCGGGGTTAGACTTACTCTATATAAACTTATATGATGGAGTCGAACAGATAGATCATTTCGATCAGATCATGCAGAGTGCAATGATACCACAAGCAAAATACAAGTATCGTATGCATTGGGGAGACTTTGAGAAACACGGATTAATATTAAACAATCGATCAGGTGTGATTGATTGGGTAGGAGTAGAGGAGAGTGATGTGGAATCGCTACAAGGGAAACCATGTCACTATCCGTTCTACAAAATGTTCGTTGATTGGAATGGTGATGTACTATTCTGTTCAAACGATTGGGGGAGAGAACATGTTGTCGGTAACTTATTGCAACAGTCGTTGCATGAAGTATGGTTCTCTAAACCTATGAATAAGATACGGCGACGATTAATGAGGGGTGACCGTTCTAAGTCACCATGTAATAAATGTAGTGTCGATGGTTCACTGTTTGGTAAACCATCATTTGAATTAATTAAGGATTACTATGAGAGCCCTAATAACAGGTAAGACGAAGTTAGCTGGTGCAATCATGTCACAACTAGATGGCAAGATCGTATACCAAAAGATCGAAATGGAATCAACAAGAGTTGATGCAAACATACCATGGAAGTATTTTGATGTCTTTATCAATTGTGCCCATGTCGGTTTCAAACAAACAGAACTCTTGAATGATTGTTTTGCTGAGTGGAAGAATGATTCGACTAAACTTATTATCAATATATCCAGTCGAGCTGCAAAATCAAATATCTCAAAAGGGTATTTGTATTCTGCACAGAAAGCTGCACTTAACCATCTCGCTGACAATCTCGTTTATAACTCAGATCGAAGATGTGGAATCGTAACATTGAATCTTGGATTGATGGAACATGAAGAAGTTGCATCATTATCATACGATCAAGTTATCGATACAATCAAAGAGATCATCTTTAACTGGTATACAAGTCGACCAACCATGACAGAGATCACCTTACAACATCGAGAGAACTATCGAGAGAACCAAAAACACAAACAAGAACTGAAAGATTTGGAAGAAGATTTTAAAAGATTCAGCGGTACGGAGACCTAAATAATATTATGTCAGATATAGAATACAACGATTTTGGATTTACCGCGTTAGACGCAGATGAACTATCTGCAGTCGATACGAAGATATCCTCTAGCACAAACGAAGCAAACGCTGTCATTGATAAGCTTGACAACTTTATCAGACCTTTACTTGAAAACCTTGCAAAGGATTCTGATAAGGATTACATCTATTGGCCTAATCGGGTTGATATCATCAATAAGAAAATCCTCGAATTAGATAAGATTAACGCAGGATTATAAAAACCCACTTTACACTGCCTCAAGCTTTTTAGTATAATAACTTCATTACAAACATAATTGGAGTAAGTAATGGAAGCAATATACGAAAACTTTGTTAATGACAACGAAGAAAAGATTGTCCGTATGGGACGGAACCTAATCACATTATGTGAGAAGAATAACATGTACCCAAAGGATGATGAGATGTGGAACGCAGCTGTAACCGCTGGAAACAAATTAGTAACGATCAATACCACATATGGTATGAAGTCGTTGAGTGAATTGAATACGAAGGAGGCACAAGCGGTTTCTTATTATTTGGACAAATATGGTCTTGACCATAAGGCAGAGTCCATGGTATAATAGTTATTACGGTGTAAAAACTGGGGATAGGGACAGGGTTCTAAAACATCACCAAGTCCACAACTATTTTACGACATGCGTGAAAACTTGAACCCACCCCTTCTTTTTGCCTTGACAATGGCTTAAGCTTTTTAGTATAATATGCTTATAGATTGATAAAGGAGACTATAAATGGAAAAGAATTTAGAACAACAATGTCAAAAACTCTGTGATGATCTTTTGACAGAACATTTAAAACAATACCCGACTCTTACGGATTATTCTTACACTTACAAAGTTGCTCGTAAGTACATCAAAATCATAACCAACAGTGGAGACCAACGCTCAGTTTGGGGTTTCATTAATCGTTTTGAATTTCAAAAAGGAAATACTGGTATCACTTTCAAAGAAGGTGATGTATTAATGTCTGCTGGTTGGGCAACCCCAGCATTAAATGCTCCAAGGGGCAATCTCTTCAAGGGATATGCAATCCATGGAATGAGAAAGTACGGCCCTGATTATTTAAGATAATGGAAATAATATTTGGAATAGCAATCACTCTCTTTATGGGAGTGTTTGCTCTATACTCATCTGTAATTGTACACGAAAAGAAAACAGGTAAACGAGTTTATCTACCATGGGAGAAGAGGCCTTGACAATGCCTCTGGCTTTTTGATATACTGTATATAGAAATGGAGAATAATATATGGAATGGTTAGAAAATGCAATTGCAATGTACGAGGTGTTGAGTGACAGTGAGAAAGCTCATGTTGATGCAACACTCGATAATTTATCAGAGGACTCTGTAGAAGAGGGTGTCTGTGTATGTGGGACTAAGGATTGTCCTGATGCATATGCACATGTTAGTGGAGGTTACTAATGGATAAAGTAAAATTAGATAAACTGTATGACGAAAAGTGGGAACTTGAAGCTGCAGTTCGTAAAGTAAATGATGAGACTAAAGTTATCAAGTATGATAATATCCCATCAGAAATTTATATCAAGGTTCAGGGTATTGCAGACGATAATGGTATCGATGCAAGTGACTCATCTGATCTTGAATGGAAAATTAAAGAAGTCCGTGAGGCTGTCAACAAACTGGAATCTGCAATCTATGATTTAGTAGAACCCTTTGAAGAAGCTCTCAGGGATAAAGGTAATGAGATTGATGATATCGAATGGGCAGAAGAAGATGCCAAGTGGGAAGCACAAAAAGCATCATGAGTTATACTTATTACAAAGAGATAACCGATTGGAGTGAGTGTGGGGTCAATGTAAAGAACCATACTTACATCTTCAATGAGAAGAATCAGAATGTTGGTTATATCAAAACAGGCACTAAGGAAGAGATCATTTATAAGAAACCTTCCAAACTTTTTTCGAAGGCTCGAAGGAAGTTCATAAAACTAAAGAGGTAATATTATGTTTGTTGCAAACTTTCTAGGTGGGCCAGATCGCGGTGACCACTATAAAAAACCGATCAATGTTAAAGCTACATTGTATGACTTTATTGTATATAAGGTCTTTGGAGCTAATAAGTTCCTACACCATTTCAATAGTAAATGGAATCAGGACTTCAACCAAGATTACTTTGGAGGAGTAGTATGGATTTCAAAAACGAAATAAGATATAGATATCTTGCATTATTTGTCCTAGGGTTTTGCCTAGGTATTTACAGTGGTAAGGCAATGGCATTCGATGAGAATGGTGAAGCATTTTGTCTTGCAAAGAACATCTACTTCGAAGCTGGTAACCAACCACTCGCTGGAAAAGTTGCAGTCGCTCAAGTAGTCAAGAATCGTGTTGAGTCGCCAAACTTTCCCGATACTTATTGTGGAGTAATCTACGATGCCAAAGAATGGAGAACATCTTGGACAGGGAATCTAATTCCTGTTCGTGGGATGTGTCAGTTCTCATGGTTCTGTGATGGAAAGTCAGACGACCCAAAAGATTCTAAGACTTGGATTGCATCAGTTCAAGTTGCAAACAATTTTATGATGGCACCTACATGGGATTTAACCGAGGGTGCATTGTGGTATCATGCAGATTACATCTACCCGTATTGGGCACAACATCTGAATGAAACTGTTACTATAAACAATCACATATTCTATAGGTAAAAAATGGGAATGATTAATATGAGTGGGTCGATGAAGTTCGGCCCAAGTGGTAAAAGACGAAAGACTAATGCTTGGAAACAAAAGAAGCGTCATCAAATTAAACTGGAAGAGTTGAGAATGACTCCAACCAGTCAGAAGAAACCTGAGAAAGTTATACCTTCTCTTACATCTAATGTGGGTTCAGGTCAGGGAACTAAGAACCTTGCATGGGAACTAGAGAAACAAAAGATATCTTCTCAGTATACGATTGCACCAGCGTACAACAAGGGTGCATATCAAGTCATAGGAAAAGATTCAGTTAAGGACATAGGCAAATGAGTATAGAGCTTGCAAAACTACAGAATGGTGAATTAGTATATGGACTTTATGAAGAAGTCGAAGCGTATGCAGAAGAGAAAGAAACATGTGTAGATCGTTATCTAGATCATGTTGCACCTTTTGTAGTTCAGAAGAATTTTACTTATGTTGGTAATCAAATGGGTGACCCTTATTCAATTTCCGTTCCATGGAATTATGAAAAGGGGGTTGCGGATGTTACAGATAAGTGGTAGAATGGTAACATGAATTTATTTTATTTACATGAAGACCCCGAAGTATCTTCAACACTGCATTGTGATAAACATGTAGTGAAGATGATTATCGAGTATGCTCAAATGTTATCTACTGCACATAGGATGTTAGATGGTAAACAATACACCGATGCATCTAGTGGTCGTAGGATTCAAAGATGGAGACTAGAAGATTATACTATGGAAGATATGTTATACAAAGCTTCTCATATTAATCATCCATCTACTCGTTGGGTTCGTGAGAATGCAATTCAATATCAGTATGCATACGATATGTTTACTAACTTATGTGATGAGTACACATACAGATATGGTAAGACACACTTGACTGATTCTAAACTTAGATACTCATTAGATGTATTACCTAAGAATATTAAACTAGGTGAATGGTCAGAACCACCTCAGTGTATGCCTGAGGATGTTAAGGTTCCGAATGACAGTCTAAAAGCATACCATAAATACTATGCAGTCTACAAGAAAGATTTTGCAAAATGGACAGATAGACCTGTCCCAACTTTTATGGATTCATATGCCTAGATACGATTTTTATAATGAAGAAACTGGTGAGTTGATTGAATACACAATGTCATGGAGAGACCTTGACGATTTCAAACTAAACAATCCCCACCTTAAACAACAAGTTTCTGCACCACAAATAGTGGGTGGTACTGGTGATCGAGTTAAAACTGATGATGGTTTTAAAGAAGTATTATCTAAAGTAGGTGAAGCTTACAAAGGTTCAGATGTTGATATGAGATACAATGGTGTAGATTCAAAAACTTCTGCAACAAAAAGAATCATCAAAAAACATGCGGACATCCAGTCCAAAGGAAAGAAATTATGACAGAAGTGAGAACGACATTACTAGAGATAACTGATCTAGAAGCTTTAGATTTAAAGACCGAACAGCGAGAAGGTAAAAGATATTACATAGATCAGAAAGGTGAAGCATATCCAAGTGTCACCACTGTAGTTGGTCTAAGGAGTAAAGAACAAATTAAGTTGTGGCGTCAACGAGTAGGTGAAGAAACTGCAAATAAGATTTCTACTACAGCTGCAAAACGAGGAACACAATTCCATCAACATGTTGAAGACTATCTCAGGAAAGAGAAACCCTTCATCGAGTTTGAGAACATCTTACAAGAACAAATGTTCAGTGCAGTAAGACCAGTATTAGATGAGGTCGTACCACTTGCCTTAGAGGCACCGTTGTATTCGACTAATCTTAAGATGGCTGGTCGTGTGGATTGTGTAGGAATGTTCGATGGTAAACTTTGTATTATAGACTTTAAGTCCAGTTCAAAACCCAAAGAAGATTATATGGCAGAGTCTTGGTATATACAAATGACTGCATACTCAATCATGGTCGAGGAATTAACTGGTCATGCAATCGAAGAGTGTGTAGCGATTGTTGCAGTCGAAGGTTCTAATTCATTTCAATTGTTCGTATGTGAACCACAGGATTATGTGGATGATCTAGTTCAGTTGAGGAAACAATACACAAACTTATACGGGATATGATGGTTACTAGAAAAGAATTCAGTGAACAAGTCGAGAGGTTACTTTCAAAAGGTAAAGGAACACCCGATGTAATGTCAGCAATAATAAAGGTATGTGAGGTCAATAAGGTTGAACCCGAAAGTGCAAAGAGATTAATCTCTACACCACTTAAGGAAAAGCTGCAAGCTGAAGCAGAACAACTCAACATGATTAATAGACATACACGAAGTCAGTCAACCTTGACTGGTTTCTTTACGGAGAAAAAATAATGGAAAAAGGTGATGTCGTAACAGTAGTTACAATCAGCGGTGAGTATGTTGGTGTACTCGATTCGTTTGAAGATGCAAGAGTGGTTCTTAATAAACCACGAATGGTTGTTCAATCAGAAAAAGGTATGGGATTTGCACATGGTGTTGCAGTAACAGGTGAAGAGAATCCTGAGGCAGTAACATTCCTCAATGTGGTTTATATTATCCCAACAAATAAAGCAGTAGCAAAAGCACATACAGAAGCAACAACTAGCATTCAGTTAGTTAAGTAATGACGAGTCGTGAAGGATATGATGCATACACTTTATATCTTGGTATAAAGCTACACTTCTATTCTACCGACTACAACTTCATTAAGTATAACGGTAAAGTCAAAGCAGATATAAACTCATTCGTTAAACGAAAAGATAAGTATCACTTTGGTAAGTTATACAAAAAGTATAAACAGAACCTACAGGATTTCTACATTGCAAATCCTTC